CCAGATGAATGCAATCGGACGCGCCACACGGACGCATCCCGTTGTGGATATTCCACTCGCACTTGTTCGGCATCGCCGAGTCATCGCGCGAACCGGGGCCAAATGCCAAATCTCCCGGCGCTACCCCCGGAGAAGGGACTGGAGCGCGGGGACCGTAGCCGTCGGCCCAGCCGTGAAATTTCCAGTCACCGCCGCGCAACATGTTTCCCATCACGCCAGATCCACCGTCATCGAACCACGCGAATTCATTTTCAGCGTCGAGTCGAACAATAGCGTGCGGGACCTTTTCCAAGCCGTCTAGTCGCCACATCTGCCCAACCTCAATCCGCTCCGGTCTCACGGGAGGCGCTATAGGCGCCGTAGAGGGGCCGACCGGTTCGAGCGTGCCGTCGGTAAACGATGAGAAGCGAAACCATTCCCCGGGGTGTCCCTCGACGTCCCAGCCCGCCGGCTCTCCGTCCTCGAAGTGCAGCCCGCCGACGGTGAAGTCCTTGGCCCAATGATGCTTGAGGTACGGCGACACCCATGACCACCGCTCTCCCACTCTGCTCTGTGGGGAAGCCGTCCTCGGCGTGGTGGGCAAGGCCCCTATCTCTTTGTCCCTCATTTTCCAGCCTCCTCCAGTTTACTCGCTACCCCCTCCCACTCCAACACCGCTGCCAGCACGTCACGCGCTGTCAGCTTGCTCGACCCCCACAGCCTCAGCTTTCTCGCTGCTGTCCCATGGAGGGCGCGCTCCCGGAGCACGAGAGACGGATACGTCGCGGCATCTTCCCACTCGGCGATGCGGTCCTCAGCTTCATGGGGACCAGCGTGACCAGCCTCATGGTAGCAGGGCAGGGACCGACGCTCGATCATCTCTTTCCACGGGGCTCGCGTCTGGCCGCGGTTCGGCGAGCCCACGGGAGACATCGACGGGCAACGGCTCATGTTAGGGTTCCCGCCCAATGAAGCCGCTCACCCTCGACGAGATCAAAGCCGCCATCGAGAAGAAGCTCCGCGCCGCGTTCCAGGATGAGGTCGGGCTCACCGACGAGATGCTGGCCGCCTTCCACGCCAACGGCATCCCCGCCGAGTGGGTGACCGCCCTTGAGCCCACGTTCCCCGAGCTGGGCGCCGCTGCTTGGCCGAAGGTGATTCATCCGCCGAGAGTCTTGCATAAACGTTCAACGTCGTCTACCTTGAACAGTCGAGACATGGAAGATCACCAGCGACTTGCGATCTCGGGTGGGCGCAGACAAACGCCCTGGCGGCGCGCCCTCAAGGCCAAGAAGATCTCGCAAAACGAGATGGCCGACAAGGTCGGGATGTCACAGGCCCTCTTGAGCATGTGCCGGCGGGACACGCCGATTCGGCGTAGCTTCGCGAACAAGATCGCCACCCTCATCGACTGGCCCGCCGACCGCGCCCACTGGCCGGGCGGCTTCGTCGAGGAATAGACCCTTGAACGCCCCAGGTGAAAATACTTGTGGACAGCCGTTGAACGTTCAACTAGATTGTTCAACGAGGTGACGAGATGAGCGGACGTGACTACGGCTCCCTTTCGTATCTGGACTTGTCGACGGATGAGCACGAGCAGGCCCTTGACGACGCGGCCGATCCGAATGCCTGCCCCGACTGTGACGGCTTCGGCGGTCATGCCGGGAAGGGGCTCGAGTACACGACGTGCCCCACGTGCAACGGGAGCGGGGAGCGCGATGTCACCGAGGTCATTCCCCGTGGGTAAGCGCTGCACGCGAGAAGGCTGCGACGCCGAGGCCACGTCCCGCGTTCGCGCGCCAGACATCACCCGCGTGTGGGACTTCTGCGCCCCTCACGCTCTCGAAGCTCAGAATCTTGGAACCCTTCTCGGCCTGAGGGTCGAGGTTGTGCCTCTGGAGGATACAGATGGAAAATGAAATGGGCCTTGCCCTGCCCCTGCCCGCAGAGCGGAACGGACGATGCGCTCATTGCGGCGAGAGGATCAAGCGCAACACGCGAACGGACCTCACGCAATACGCGTTCCCCTGTCCGCTACATGGCTCCCCGGGAGTCGCGCTCAAGCGAGGGGTCCCGCGCTGCACGGTGTGCCCCGCCTGCAACGCCAGGATGACCGCGGAGGCTCCCCGTGGCTGACGTATCGTTTCCCCGCCTCGAAGCCTCTTGCTCCCATCCGCTGGCCTCCCGTCTCGCGGGGACCGGCATCTGCATGGAGTGCCTGCCCCCGGACAGGCTACGCCAGGGCGACACCGTGTTCTTCAGGGGAGACACGGACTCGGCGGCCCTCCCCCGTCCCCTAGGGGAGCAGCTCGTCGAGGGATTCACCCGAATCTTGGGAACGCCGCGGGAGCCCGAGGACCAGGCGAGGCAACTCGCGCAATTCATCCTATTGGAGTTCGACATCATGCGGAGGGTCATCACATGAGCGATGTAGTCACGACCGAGTGGGAACAGAGCGAGCAGATCAACGAGATCGCCGGGGCGCTGGCGAAGGCCCAGGCCGAAGTGAAGAACGCCAAGAAGTCGGCTGATAATCCCTTCTTCAAAAGCAAGTATGCCGACCTGGCCGAGGTCACCGAGGCATGCCGCGCCCCGCTGACGAAGAACGGGATCGCCGTGATTCAGGGGACCGTGAACCGCGAGGGAAGGTGCGGCGTGCGAACGATGCTCGCTCACTCGTCGGGGCAGTGGATGGCGTGCACGGCGCTGGCTCAGCCGAAGGATAACGGGCCCCAGGCGATCGGATCGGTCTGGACCTACCTCCGTCGGTACTCGCTTGCCGGCATGACGGGCGTGGCCACCGAGGACGACGACGGGGAGAAGGCGGAAGGCCGAAGCCGGGACGCGAAACCCCCGGGGTCGAGTTGGGGGAAGCCGGCGAACAAACCCGCCGATCCGGCGGACCCTGGTGAGGCCATCGACGAGGTCACGCTTCACAGCCTCCGATCGGCTGCGCTGGCGAAGTACCCGAAGGGGACGGAGGCCAAGAAGTGGCTCAAGGAATACTTCGGCACCGACAACCCCGAGAGGCTGACGAAGTTCGAGGCTGAGAAAGCGATTAAGCTCCTGGCGGCGGCATGATGTGGACCGCCTCCCAGCTCTCCCGCTTCTGCGCGCATCATCGGTTGCTGTCCAACCTCAACCCCCGCCCGACGCGAGACAAGGCGGCGGCGAAGGGGACAGCCTTTCATGCCGCGCTCAAGGAGTGGCACGACACCGGGCGCATCCCACCGCAGGTCGACGGGGACGTCATCGGATGGCTCGACATCATGATCGAGAACGGGTGGACGTGGCCCGACGGGGTCGAGCTCGAAGTCGCGTGGGGGCTGAATAAGTGGGGGATGTTCTCGCCCGTCGAGGAGAAGCCCGAAGGGTCGCACGTCTACGTATCCCTCGACGGTGAGCCGCTGATCACCGCTGGCCGGGCTGACGCCTGTTGGATGGTCGGCGACGTGTTGGTCTCGGTCGATTGGAAGACCGGGCGGACGCTGGCGCCCCCGGCCTGGGACAACCTCCAGGTGAATGCCGCCGGGGTTGCCCTGGCTCAGAAATGGAAGGCCCGCGCCTACCAGCCGGGAATCTACTACGCCAGGGAAGGGCGGTGGGATATGGGTGAGGAGGTGGATCTACGCTCCCCCGGGGCGTCAATCATGGCTGAGGCGATCGAGACGGCCGCAGCACTGGACGATCAGCCGCACCCCGGCCCGCACTGCGGGGCCTGTTGGGAACGGAAGAATTGCGCGGTGGCGGCGTGAAGGTCCGCATCCGCCAGGTAGCCCCCATCGACGGGAAAATCTACGTCGTGACGACCTCGGGCCTTCTCGCCGAGAAGTTCACGGGACCGGGCGAGCCGTTCCACTGGATCGACCTCCCGGAAGAACCGAAGAAGCCGCCAAGAGCCTCGAAGAAACCGAAGCGCCGGGGCTAGCTTCGAAACTCGCGAGTGTGATTGCGTGAGTTTCGTAACGTATGGTCGAAATGTTGTACAACACTGTAAAATAAGCACTTTGCGCTTGTTCGTACGCCCCAGCTTCCCTTACGTTCGAGCCGGTGCGCCGGCTGATCCCCCTCCTCGCAGCACTGTCGGGAAGTCCCGCCATGTCCGAGGACGACGATCGTAAGCTGATCACTCGGCTCTCCGCTCAAGTCACCGAGCTAACGGCCCTCGTCGCGCAGCAGGCTCGCTCCCTGGCGATCCTTGCCGAGGCAGCGGCCCCGCGCCCCACCATCACAATCGCTGCCCTCTACGTCGAGTTCGAGAAGGCCAGGCGCGCGGATCATTCGTGGGTGTGGATCCGCAACCGCCTCCGCCCCCTGGTGCGGCGGCTGGGGGATCGCCGGGCCGTGGACCTGACTCCCATGCTGTGGGCCGAGCACCGAGCGGCGCGAGCCTCGGAGCCCACGATCCGAGAGAAGCCACCGGGCGCCCACACCCTCAACATCGAGCTCCAGCGGGCGAAAGAGCTACTCGACTTCGGGGTCTCGGCGAAGCTTCTCGAGCACAACCCCTTGAAGGCCGCCCGCGCGGTCAAGACCATCTCGGCCCGCGAGACCTGGCTGGCGGAGCCGCAGATTCAGCGGCTTCTCGACGGGTGCGCCGCGGTCCCCTCCGACCTGGGCCGCCTCTTGATGCGGGTCTTCGTCTTATGTGCAACGGACGCCATGCTCAGATTTAACGAGGTGCGCAAGCTGCGGCGAGACCGCATCGCGCCCGACGGGGTGGTGGAGCTGTCAGCTCGGGAGACGAAGTCGCGCCGGCGCCGGGTGGTCGCCCTCACTCCTCGAGCCCTCGAAGCCATCGCGGCGATCCCTCCGGTGTTGGGTCGGCCCCACATCTTCACGAATCCCGCCACGGGGAAGCTGTTCGGGGAAATCACCCTTCGCCAGTGGTTCAGGACTGCATGTGTGGCGAGCGGAGTCGACGCAGGAGCCGCAGACGGGGAGCGGGTGGTCCCTCACAGCCTCCGGCACTCCGGGGCGAGCGCAGCGGACGCCCGCGGGGCCTCGGCTCTCGCCGTAAAAGAAGCCCTCGGGCATGCGAGCCTCGCCACGACGGAGCGCTATCTCCACCGCCACCGAGAGACGGGCGCGCGCGACCTGGCGAAACTGATGGCGGATGGATCGGAAGCCGAGCGCCGCGGACCACAACGCGCGACGCCTAACGCATCGCTTGAAAAAAGCAACAAGGCGTAAACTTTTTTCTAGACGCAAGGACGGAATTGGGCGCATATGGTCGATGCGAGACCCATGACTCTCTCGAGCCACAAAGCCTCTCCCGCATTCGTCCGGCGTCGGGTCTCGCAATTCGCTGTCAGACGTAGCGGCGAGGGGGGCTTTGCAGCTCGAGAGGCACGCACCGGGTAGGTTTCCGGAGCGAGGAGCCGTTCGATGGCATCGTCCCGCAGTCTGGATCAAGGACATCTCGACGCCCAGCGTCTAAGACCCCGAAGGCTCGCGGTTTCCAAAAACCGCCCCCCGGCGTCACTTCGGCGCCTTTCCGATAACCCCGGCGTCACCCCCTCCCGGGTACGGGCTGCCTTGGTGAGGGTGGTCGCCATGTTCGGGGGGCCGGTACGTAGGGGGATGGGGCGATGAGCGACCTGCGGATGATGCTCGCCGACCCGTGCGGGACGATGGAGATGGAATGCGGCATGCGCGAGACGAAGCAAGCCGACGTTGCGTTGACGTACGCGCTCGCGCTCCGCGATGAAAGCCTCGTGGCCGTCGACTGGGCGCGGATGAATGCGGCGATCCGCAACCGCTGGCCGCGGGGACTGAACCGCGTGAAGGAAATGGCGTGGAAGAAGATCGCTGAGCTGTCCCGATGAGCCGCCGCCCCATCCGCCTCGAAGCCTTCCTGGGGGAGCCCCGGGAGAGCTTGGGCTTCGTGGGTCAGGTTGTGGCCATCGTCGTGCTGGCGGTGACGGTTGGGTACGTAGTCGTAGGAGTTGGAGAGCGGATTTTGGTACCTAACCCAGCCACCCCTGCCGCAGAGCAGAGCGGAGGGGAACGATGACGCGCGCAGTGCTGACGGCGCGGGTCGAGAACATCAAGCGCCTCGCCTACCGAGATCAGGATGACGAGGCCGCCCATAGGGCTGAGGACAAGCTTCGGGAGGATGTTCTACAGGCCATCTTCGACGGTGAGATAGCTGGAAGTCGGGCCCGGGAGTTCGCGGGCATCGCTCTCTCGACGAACGGCATCGACTTCGGACGGTGGTGCGCGTGACCGCCCGCGACCGTCTCCTCTCTCTCGCTGCCGACGAAGCCGCTGAGGTAGCCCGCGGGCTCATCCAGGAGGCCCGCCAAGAAGCGGAGAGCCTCGAGGCCATGCTGGACCGGGAGGAGGCCGGGGAGGGCGCCGTGAGGTTCGTGGGGGGCGTCCCCAGGCTGATCCACGGGCTGCCTGTGAGGTTTCGGCAGTGAAGCCTGCCGGCATGGTCCGCATGACGGTGCGCCTCCCGGACCTAATCCGAGACCACATCAAGAACCGGGCGCGGGAGCTCGGCATTGACCCCGGCACGCTCATCATGCGGGCGGTCTGCCGTGCCACCAACAAGGCCCTGAAGCGGGGGCTTGGTTCATGAGCACCGAGGCGCCTCCCTGTCCCGAGTGCAAGCAGCCCCTCGGCACACCGATCAACGTGGAGTGTGGCGTCGAGCCTGGGCGGTGGCATGGCCGCGCGGACGCGAACCTATTCTGCCCAATGTGCGGCATCGGATGGATTGGTGGTTACGTCGAGGTGGCCGACGCCTGGCGTGCGTTCGTGGAGTACGAGCAATCCGCCTCTGCGGGGGAAGGCGCCGTAGGCGCCGAGGAGGGCAAGGCCCATGAATCCTGATTGTTGCTGGTCTGGCTGCCGCCGCTCTGCTCCCAAGGGGACGACGGGCTGGCGAAGCTGGTACGACGAGGTGGATCAGGAGGAGTGCCACGCGTGTCCGGAGCATGACCTGAAGGCGATGCAGCCGCAGATCGAAATCTGGCCCGCTGGAGCCTGCCCGTAGCCGTGGTCTGCCCGACCTGCAAAGGACGAACGCGCGTGCTCAAGACGGAACCAACCAAGGCAGGCGGGATCGCCCGGCTTCGACGCTGTGACGTGGACGGCCGGTTTTGGACTTCGACCCCTCCAGAGAAATTGGATCAATGGTTGCCGGCAACGGCTACAGACTCTGCCGGCAACGGCGGCAGCCGACAGGCAGCCGACAGGCAGACTTTGGGGGGTTTGGGGGGCTCTCCCTCTGCTCTGGTTGATCTGTCCGTTCTTCCCGGATCGGCTTCTTCGAAGCCTTCCGGAGCGCGCGCGTTGAAGGACGAGCCCCCCAGGTTTGGGGAGTTCTGGGCCGAATACCCGAGGAAGGTAGCCCGCGCGGCCGCGCTGAAAATGTGGATCAGTCGCGAATTGGATCACTCGGCCGATCTAATTATCTCCGCGATTCGAGATCAGGCGATCGAGTTCCGGCTGCGCGATCCCGATAAGGTGCCGCACGCCGCGACCTGGCTGAACGGGGAGCGGTGGAAGGACGAGGTTGACCGCCGCCCGCGGCCGGTCGGTCGCCCGGCCCGACATGACGGCAACTTGGACGATTTGCTCGACTGGCGAGCGAAGGAGGCAGCGCGGTGAACGAGAAGGACGCATTCATCACGGCCCTCGGAGTGCTCGGGGCGACGTTCGACCGCCGGCTCTCGCCCCCGGCGATCGAGGGGTACTGGCTCGCCCTCAAGGACTTGACCGAGCAGGAATTCGCAGCCGCAACGGAGCGGGCGGTCAAGTCGTGCAAGTTCATGCCGGCGCCGTCCGAACTGCTGACGCTCGCCGGGCGCGGCCGCAACGTCGAGGCCGAGATCGCCAAGGCATGGGACTACGTGCGCCGGGCCGTCGACCAGCACGACTACACCGTCCGCTCGATCGACTTTGGCCCCCGGGTGAACGCCTGCCTCCGCAACATGGGGGGCTGGGATCGGCTCTGCCAGATGAAGGTCACGGAGCTCGACGTGTGGGCTCGCAAGGAGTTCGAGCGGCTCTATGTGGCGTTCTCGGAGCTTCCCTCTGAGGGTTTGCACGGGGAGGCGTTACGGGGCGCGTTCCCGGCCGGCGGCGACGTCCAGGTGAAGATCCCGGGTCAACCCGAGCAGCGACCGCAGCTCGAGAGCCCCGGACGTTCCGAGATCACGAAGATGATCCGCGATCTGGCCGACGGGAAGGAGCCGCCATTTTGAACCACGCCGCGCAGCTCGAACGCCTCGCCAAGCTCCCCCAGGCGCAACAGGTGGGCATCTACAGCCTTGAGAGCAAGAAGGGGGTACAGACCTGGCTCTGGCTCTGCGGACGCCACCTGGAGGCGCGCATCGCGTCTGGCTGGGTGATCCGAGGGGAGCGGCCGCCGCCCCATGACCTGGGATGCCAGGACTGCCAGATGGAGGTATCACGATGAGCCTAGGCGCTGGACATCGCACGAAGGTCTGCAAGTTCCCCGGGTGTGTCGGTAGGCCCGACGCCAGCGGCGGGGCTCGTGGCTACTGCCCTGGGCACTACAAGCAGCTCCTACGAGGGGACACGCTCGCCGTCCTGGGTGTCTCCCGGGCTGGCATCCCCCGCCCCCTCGGCTGGACCGACAGCGAGCTGGACACGGCCACGCGGATGTTTGCGGCGGGGAGGACACACCGGGAAATCGGGGCGGTCATCGGCAGATCAACGGAGGCGGTGCGCTTGAAGCTGAACTACATCGGGAGCGGCCGCGACGAGGGGAAGGACGGCGGCCCCAGGTGCCAGGAGCGCATGGTCAGCGGCGGGCCGTGCGGGCTGTTGCTTCCGTGTGCCGGCCCCCATCACACGACGGCCCACGCAGCACAGGCGAGGAAGGGGGTGGAGTGGTGAGAGAACGAGAGCGGATTTTGGTTTCCCTTACCCAACCTGCCCCTGCCGCAGAAACGGAGCGGAAGCCATGAGCGTGATGATGTGCCACGGGTGCCGAGCCAAGGTCATGCTGCAAGAGGACCGCGAGACGTTCTGCCCGAAGTGCGACACGCAACTCACGATCAAAACACCAGCGGTCATCTTCGTCCGCTCTGCTCCCGGGGAAGCTCGCGAAGCGAGCGTGGAGGGTAAGGTACCAGCATCCCCCGTAGCTCTCCCGGTGCGCCGATGAGCGAGCTAGCGTGCGCTGATTGCGTGCATCACTGGTGCATCCAGTTTCGGAGGGCGGCCCGAGCCGAAGCCGACCTCACCGCCGCCCGTACTCGGGTGGCTGAGTTGGAGGGCGAGCGGGATAGTCTTCGACTCGAAGTACGCCTCCTTGAGGAATGCCACCGAGAAGACACCGATGAATTGAAGGGCCAGCGCGACGCAGACCTCGCCGCCTACAAGACCGCCAATGACGAGCGGTTTATGACCGAGCGTGACCAGACCCGGGCCGAGGTCGCTGCATTGGAGGCCGAGGCGGTAGCACGAAACCTACACGTGATGACCCAGGCAAACCAAATCTTCTCGCTGGCCGGCGAGGTCGCCGCTCTCCGAGAGACGCTAGGATGGGCTGCCAACCTCGCCGACCCGCTCTACTCGTTCGGCGTTAGCGAACGGCTGGCACTAGGCCGCAAGGCACGGGAAGTTCTAGGCCTGCCGGCGCTCGACGCCTCCTCCCAGGCTGACCGGCCCCGATTCGTGGACCCAGGGAGGGGACCTAGGCAGGCTGTCGTAGCCTCCCCCCAGGCTGCTCCCCCGGCGTACCATTCGCGCGAGCACTTGGCGGCGGCGCTGACTTGGGTCGAACGCAACACGCCCAAGGGAATCGCTCTCGTCGCCCGCGCGCTTTCGGCAACGGACCCCGACGAGGCCCCTGCGGCTACCCCCGTACAGGGAGCGCCGCCGCTGGAGACGTGCGTCGAGTGCAAGGACCGCGTGCCGCCTCACACGCTGTCGGTGATGGGCCGGTGCCGGAAGTGCCGCAACGTTCCCGCCCAGGCAGCGCCGGCCGTACAGGGAGCGCCGACATTCGAGGAGCTGGTGAAACGCGTAGGACCGCTGCCGACAACGGGTATGGCGAGCGCCCAGGCAGCGCCAGCCGTACAGGGAGCGCCGCCCGAGGTCATCCCCGCAATCAACGGCCCGTGGATTCCCCAGGCAGCGCCAGCCGATGGGCCGACGTGCGAGACGTGGTGCGGAGACGAACGGGGCCGTGACCTCCTGGGAAGGGCATGGCATCACTCGGGCGACCGTAGCCACTACTGCACGAAGGACTGCGCCGACGCTGGCCGTCCCCTTCACCCCGCCCCAGGAACGGAGCCGAGCCGATGACCGCCGAGGAATTCGCCGACGAAATGGCATCGGAACAGGAAGGCCGCGAGCGGGGGATGCTGTGGCGCCGTCGAGTGAGCGCCATCAAGGCCCGTGATGCCGAGCTAGCAGCGCTGCGCCCGTTGGATAGAATCGCGAAGGCACTTGAGGTGCTAGCTGATGAGGCACTGGAGCGAAAGGCTGCGGCGGCGAAGGCGAGGCGATGGTGAGAAACGGAGCCGAGCCGATGACGACGACGCTGGTTGAGGAGCTTGAGCAAGTCGGGAACTATCTCGCTGGTCGCTGGCCCGCGCTTGCCGACCGCATTCGAGCGAGAGCAGTCCGAGTGCGTGAGGTCGGAGTATCCATTGACCACGACGTGGGGCTAAGCGGTGCGCAGGTGTTCGACGGGCTCACCGGTCCCGACCTCGGCCCTACTCGTAGAGACGGTGGGGCATGAGCACAACGCGCAAGCATGGAGAACAGTTGGTCGACGAGGACGATGCCTTTGGACCCAACGGCGACGCGCTCATGGAGGCCGCGAGCAAGGCGATGGACACGCCGCTCGTCAGGGCGTGCTATGCGGCCTTGGAAGTCGTGGCCGCGCAACACGGCGTAGTCCGATGCGATGACTTCGACGGCGAGTGCCAGTTCCCGCGCTGCCTAGCCGCTGGCTGCGAAGGTGAACCCGCCGACGAGAGCGGCCCTACTCGTAGAGGAGAGCCTGCATGAGCCGGTTCCATACCCTGCCAACACCTGCCTGCAGAATGGAGGGGAGATGAGCAACGGCGTCGAGTGCATCCTGTGCGGTCGCGAGGAGAGCGAGCATCACGAGTTCACGGAGCCGCCGCCCGGCTGTAAATGCGAGGGCGACGGGTGGCGCTTCTGCGATTCCGTTCCTTTCGTCTGCAAGGCATTCGTCGAGGCGGGATACGACCCAGGCCGCTGCAGCAAGTGTGAGCACGACGCCGCTTGCCATTCTGCTCTGCGGGAAGGCGCTCCCAGCGCCGTGGTGGCTGGGCAAGGCCCAGATGCTGATCTGAATCCCGTCGGCGGCAAGCCATGACTGCGAGGGAGCGAGCAGAGGCGTTTCTGTCTGGCTTCGACGACCCCGACGACCGCGTGTCAGTCGATGACCTGGAGACGCTGATCCTCGCCGCCCAGAGCGACACTATCGAGAGGTGCGCCCGGGAGGCCGAGCGCGAGGCCGGTAATTGGACCTTGGACGCACACGAGCCCCGCCGAGCCGCCTACCGCATTGAGGCATGCATCCGCGCTCTCCCCCCAGAGGACGTGAAGCCGTGACCGCGTTCGTTCGCCTGTTCGATTCGCTCGGCCGACTCGTCGCGTCCGATGCTCATGGCCTGCCCGAAGGAGACATCACGGTAGACGTTCGCATCAGCCCCACCGGTTACGCGACTATCGAGGTGCGCCCCGTCGCTGCCCCCACGCCCAACCTGCGCTCTGTCCCTATCGACGAGGCCAAGCCGTGAAGGCGACCCCTCACCATCACAGGTGGGTGAAGGGGCTGGCCGTCCAATGCACCGCGCTAGTCAAGGGTGGCCGATGCTCGCGAAAGGCCGTAGTCGGCTGCTGGGACGCCGGTGCGCCTCCCTGCGGCCCCGACCAATGGATATCGGGCCGCTGCTTAGCCCACGACCCTCGCCGCCCCCCTACCCCAGCAGAGCGGGAGGAGCGCCGGGTGCTGCTGCGCTTCGCGGGCGGCCACGATGGGAATTGGGGCTGCCCACGGTGTCAGTGGAACGATACGGCGGGAATCAAAGGGAAAGACGAGCTGAATCAGGTCCTTGAGAGCGCCGCCTACTCCTGGACCTTCGGCCCCGGGAGCCGCCGATGATCTCCGAGGGGTCCAAGTGCCCCCAGTGTGGGATGTTCTACGGGCACACGAGTTGGTGTCGGTGGCGCCGTGGCTGACACCGCCCAGCACCTCGCCGCGGTCCTGGAGCGCCTGCTCTACCTGGCCAAGCTCCGAGACACCGCCCTCGAGCGGTACACCGCCGGCGAGCTCACGGCCCGCATCCGGGCCTCCCTGGTCGCCCGCTCAGTCTCGGATGCCCTGGACGTCGAGGATAGCCCATGGTTCAGGGCAGACCTCACTAGCGCCCTCCGTTCAGCTGGGTGGCGCTCCGTAAGGACGGACAACGTGCGCTATTGGAAGGGCATTCGGGCTCGATGAACCGCCGCCTCGAGGCCGAATGGCGAGCCAAGCTCAAGGCCAGCGGCTTCGCCGACCTGGAAGGCTCTGATCGCGACGGCCCCCTCTCCGACCGCGGCAACCTGCATGCTGTGACTGAGACGGACCATGAGCATGAACGTCTGCGCCAGCGGATCGCCACCGGGAGCGCCTATAGCGCCTGGGCCTCTGGCGTCCTCCACTCTCACCGCTTCCGAAGCTCGCTCGAGCGCCGCATCTGGGAGCGCCATGCTGACGGCGACGGGCTGGCCACCACGGCCCAGGCACTCGGGATCACGTATCATTCAGCCCGGGACGCGGTGAACGCCGTCAAGGCGCGGATTAACCAAAGTAGCCAAAGTAAGGAGACGGTATGGCGCGCGCGAAAGGACAGGCGGGCTCGACAGTACCGCCCGCTGACCCTGGAAACAGCGGCAAAGCTGGCGTTGGTGCTGGTTCGGTCCCTGATGCAGACAGCATCCTGAACCTCGGCCTCGAGATCATCCGAAAGCACCTCGTGACGCTCTCCGGCGTGGATGAGTTGCGCCCCGGGCAAGCCCAGATGGTGGCCGACTACGTCCGCGCGCTTGGAGGGATCGCCCAGGCCAGGAACCGGATCACCGCAAACGGCGCCCTTGGTAAGCTTGGTCTCCCGGAGTTGATCCGACAGGCAGCGGAGCGGGTGCCCGAGTTCAAGGAGCTGCTGCAGCAAGAATGACGGTCCCGGCCCGCTCCCTCGTAACTGCAATCCTGGCACAGGCCCCTCTGCGCTTCTCGGCGGTGGAGATGGCTGGGGATCACACCCATCAGGTGGCCGTGGCCACGGACCCCAGCCAGTGGATCCACCTCATGACCTCTCGGCAATCCGGCAAGAGCTGGATCGATGACGGGATCCTCTTGGACAACGGCTTGGCCTGGCCTGGGTCTACCGGCCTCCTGCTCGGCCTCAAGGGGACAGGGGTCAAGGTCAACAACTGGGTGCCGATCTGGAAGCGCGGGGTATGCGAGCGGGCGAGCGTCCCCGATGACTGGCACAACGAAACCACGATGCTGACGAGCCTACCCGGAGGGTCCCGGGTGATGTTCGCGGGCACGGACGATCTCTCGAACGTCAAGAAGTACCTGGGAAACCGCCTGGATCATGGCGTGGTCATCATCGACGAAAGCCAGGATCAGCCCGATGAGGTGCTGCGGTACATCCTGAAGGTGCTCCTGCCCCCGATGCTCACGCCCACGAGTCGGGTGATCTTATCGGGCGTCCTACCCGACGTGCCAGCGGGGTATTTCTACGAACTGGCCGCCGATCGCTCCTTGGCCGAAGCGCCGCACCTAGCTAAGTCGAAGGGATGGAGCCACCACGAATGGGCCCGTGCCGCCAACGTCCACACCCCGGAGGCCATGGGACAGCTGGCGGCGTACCTGCGAGCCCACGGCATCGACGAAAGCGATCCCCAGATTCAACGCGACTGGTATCTCAAGCGCGTCTGGGACGTCAACGCCACCGCCTACCGTTACGAGCGGGAAAAGAACGGATACGAGGCCGAGGTCCCCGACTGGCTGGCATCGGTGGTTCCAGCGAGTGGCAGGGTCATGGCCTCGAAGCCCTGGCCCGGGATCGACTCCTTCTCCGTGGGCATCGACCCCGGCAGCTCCGACCGGACAGCCGTGGAGGTCTGGGGCTGGGGCCCGTCGCGTCCGGGCGTGCAGCATGTGTTCGAGTGGGTGTCCGACCGCAAGGCGCATACCTCGCTCGGGCAGATCGCGTCGGTCCTGGCCGTGATCCAGCAGCACTTCGCCCCGGACTGCTGGTACTGGGACCCCGGCTCGGGAAAGATGGAACTCGATACGTTCTCCCAGGATTACGGGGTACCGGTGATCAAGGCCGCCAACAAGGTGGACCTCCCCGGCCAGGTCCGCCGCAACTCCGACCTGCTCGTGAAGGGGTGGGCCAAGGTCATGGTCGGGAGCGGGCTCGAGGAGGACTACCAGAAGGCCCGCTGGGACGCACAGGCCCGCGCTCAGGGCCGTTTCTCCTGGTCAAGCCAGTGGCACCCGGACCCGAGCGAAGCGGCCCGCTACGCGCTTGCTGGCTACTTTGACGCCTACGTGGAGCCAGAGCCCGAAACCCCCTACGCCGTGGCAAGGCGGGCAGCTGCGGAGCTTGCAGAGAAACGGCGGCGGGCGATGAAGATGGGCCGCAGGCTGGAAGAGGACGAAGAAGCGGCGGTGTTCGCCGATGGAGATGACCCATGGGCGTAGAAGGTGCGTTTGTGTGGGACCAGCGGCACGGGATCCTTGAGTTCCCGGCGCGGGCGGAAAATGCCCCGTTCGACATTTTCCGCTTGATCTCGATCTGCTGGGTGTGGGTCGAGGTCAACCGCCTCAAGGTTGCCATCGAGGACAGTCAGCGCGACATGATGAGGCCTCGCATCGTGCTGGTTGCGCAAGTTGAGCAATTCGCCCGCCGCTGCTGGCAAACCTACGCCGCCAACCGGGAGGCCGCCGCCCTCTACGCCGATGTCGAGGCCCCTCCCTGGTGGGACTACGGCCCGACCGACGTGACTAGAGCGTGCCCCTCGACTACTCGGACACCCCGAAAGCGTTCTCGAACAACGTCGCGGAGCTGATCCGCTCGGGCAGGCCCAAGGCCCAGGCAGTGGCCATCGCGTACAAGACGCGCCGCAAGGGGCGGAAGAAGCCGAAATAGGGAGTCGGGCCGTTGCGTGTACATCCCTCGCTATTCGCAACGCTTGCGGCGGTGGGCATCCGCACCCGAATCGATGCAGAGCCTATCACGATCGCCGTGACCACGGCATGGGACACCGGAAGACGTCGCTTGCGGTGCAGCTGCGCACCCTCAAGGGCCTCGGAGTAGCGCAAGCCAGCTTTCATCCCGACGGGGGCTTGGCCTCGGTGACGTTCGGGGAGGCGTTCGTGCTGGCCCCGGTGGCGGCCGAGCCCGAAGACGACGGGCTCCAGCTGCCTGAGGGCGTGATCGACCCGCGCAAGGTCATCGCCGAGCTGAACCGGCGCAAGCAGGGGAGGGCGTCATGACCGAGGTGGAGCGCATGGAGCGGCTGATCAAGGCGAGCCGAAAGTTCAGCGATATCCCAGCCGCAGACGGCATCGGGGGAAGCTTCGCAATCACGGTGCTGAGCCATGGCTTGATCTCTGGCAAGTTCGGCAAGGGCACATGGACCGGGTCGTCGCTGACGCAGATCCTCGAACAGGCCGAGGCGGAATTGCGCAGCGATGCTGCCAATCGAGTCAAGTACTGCCGCACTGACCTCGACGAGGCCATGGCCGCCGCCCGCGCCGTCGAGGAGGCATTCGCCTGATGTCGAGCTTCGACTTCTCCGGCAACTCCCGTCCCGGCACCCCCCGTCAGTGGTGGCCGAGCGCCGCGCTCCCGGCCCCCGACGAGCCAGGCCAGGCCATGGTCGACACGGCCCGGTCCATCGAGGTCTCCCAGCTGGAGACGACGCGCCAGGACCTCAACCTGCTCTATGGCTCGATGTATGAGGGCCGCCAGCTGACCAGCCTCTATCGCTACGGGGGGCAGGCGGCGGTCTCCATCGACGGGATGCCCGCCACCGGTGGAGACGTGACGTGGAACGTGGTCCGTTCCGTGGTGCAGACGGTGGCCTCCCAGGTGAGCCGTACGCGGCCCCGGGCCCGCTTCCTGACCTCGGGGGGCAACTACAAGCAAAAGCGCAAGGCGAAGAAGCTGACGACGTTCTGCGACGGGTTGTTCTCGGCTGCCCGGGTGTACGAGACCACCCAACAATGCTTCTTGGACGCCGGGTGGGGGGACATCGCTGGGATCGAGGTCTTCCGGGACGATGACCGGGTGGGCGTGGAGCGGGTGCTCTGCAACGAGCTGATGATCGACGCCAACGACGGGATCAAGGGCAAGCCCCGCTCGATGTACCGGCGGAAGTTCGTGGACCGGGGCGTGGCCCTGGCCAAGTTCGGGAAGCTCAAGCCAGGCGACAACAAAGGCGAGATGCAGGCCGCCGACGAGAAGACGGCGGCGATCTGGAACGCCAAGACCGCCGACCCAGTACACGACGGCGCTGCGTCGAACCTCATCGAGCTGTATGAGGCGTGGCACCTTCGGTCAGGCCGCAAGGCCAAGGACGGCCGCCACGTCATCGCGGTGGACGGGCAGGGTGGGACGCTCATCGATGAGCCGTTCGAGCGCGACTACTTCCCGATCATCCTGTTCAGCATCGACCCCGCGGCAGCTGGCCCCTACGGCGTGAGCCCGGCCCAGACGCTCATGCCCATTCAGATGGCGATCAACACCGGACTGGACAAGATCACCCGGGCCCAACACCTCGCCGCCGTCCCCCGGGTGGGCCTGCCCATGTCGGCGAAGGTCGCACAGATGCCCAACGGCATCGGGAGCGTCATCCGCTTCCAGGGCAACAGCCCCCCGATCTTCTGGAGTCCTCAGGCCCTCAGCCCCGAGGTCTACCAGCAGCTGGAGCGGCACTACGAAAAGGCGTTCGCCCTCTACGGCGTCAACGCCCAGATCGCCGCGGGGCAGAAGGAGGCGGGCGTCACTGCGGCTGTTGCCATCCGGGAATCCCTCGACATCCAGACGGCCCGATTCTCGGTCCTGTCCCAGCGGTGGGAGCAGCTGCACATGGACATTGCCCGCCGGTGCGTCGACATCGCCCGCGACATCTACGCCGACAACAAGGAGATGCAGGTCTCGGCCCCGGGGACGAGCCTCCTCGAGACCATCGACTGGGCCGACGTGAACATGGAAGAGGACGAGTACGTGATTCAGCCGTACCCGGCATCCCTCCTGCCGACAACCCCGCAGGGCAGGGTGGATCGGGTGACAGAGCTAGTGGACAAGGGCATCTGGAGCCCCCAGCGGGGCGAGGCCGAGCTCGACGACATGGATCCAGACTCGGGCGTCAACCGCGACAAGGCCCCCGAGCTCGACCTGGAGCGCATGTGTGAAAACATGCTGATGGACGGGAAGTACGAGGGCCCCGAGCCGACCATGAACCTCAAGCAGGCGCTGACGATCGCCTCCTCGTACCTCTCCGACGGCCGCAACCAGGGCGCCCCGCCCAAACACCTCGACCTACTCTACCGCTTCCTGGACGACGTCACGGCCCTCCAGGGGTTGATCCAGGGCCCAGCCCCCGCGGCACCCGTTCCCGGGGCAGGACTCGGCGCTCCCCCGCCGGCGCAGCCGATGCCCACCCAGCAGCCCCCAGGGATGGCGCTTGCAGCCTGATAAGTGCGAGGTGGCCGTGGTCCGTGACGCCTACTCGGACGCTGACCAGTCGTTCCTCGACATGGCCCTGATCCAGCTCAAGGCCGAGGGGCGCAAGGTGCTCGGGTTCGAGCGGATTCGCGGGTACTGGCACATCCGGATCATGAGGCCGCCCGAGTAGTCGCGATCGTCGTGACTGGGGTATGGCACAGAAGCCGACCACCCCCGTCGAGGCCGCCGTTCACACCCCCATGCCCCGGGACGCCACCGCGTCCGAGGCGGCGCAGGACGTGAACTACATGGCCCTCACCCACCCGCACGACATCGAGCGGTTTTGGCGCCTGGGCAAGCTCCCGCCCGAGGCGATCGCGAAGTATCAGAAGTCCGGCCAGCTGCCGGCCCCGCCCGAGGGTAACTAGTGGCCGAGGGCGAAACTCCCGCGAACGCCACCGCCGAGGCCGAGGCCGCCGGTGGTGATTTCGAAGCCGCGATGTCTGCCGCCATGGCCGACGACGTGGCCGAGGGTACGCCCGTCGAGCCCGACGCGGTAGCCCCGGAGCCCTCCGCCCCGGTCGAGAAGCCCGACGAGGGCACCGAGAAGCCGGCCGAGCCGAAGAAGGACGAGAAGAAGCCCGAGCCCGAGGTATCCGCCGAGGATGCGGAGGCCAAGAAGCTGCGCGCGGGCTTCGCTGCACTGGCTCGAGACCGCGGGAAGCTCCGGGACCGGGAAGCCGCCGCCCAGCAACTCGAGACCCGCGCCAAGGCGTGGGAGACGGACGCCACCGCCTTCCGCGGCGTGAAGGATCGGATCGTCAAAGACCCCCTGGGTCTCATCCGGGAGCACGGCGGGGACGAGCTGGTCAACAAGCTACTCGACGACATCGTGGCCTCGGAGAAGTCCCCCGCCGAGCGCCAGGTGGAAGCCCTCCAGAAGCGCCTGGACGACGAGAAGCAGGCGGCCGCCCAGCGGGACACCGAGCAGCTGGTCTCCAACTGGAAGGCCAACATCGTCAAGGCGGTCCAGGACGCGGGCGAGAAGTACGACCTCGTCAACTCGCTCGACCATCACGAGGCGGTCATCGACACGATCACCGCATACGCCGTGAAATACGGCGGGGCGGCGCTGGACGTCGCAACGGCGGCCCAAGCCGTCGAGGACACGCTGGCCAAGGGCCTGGCGAAGTCCAAAAAGTTCGGGGCGCGCGCCCCCGGTATCAACGCGCAGCCGGCAAAAGGGACCACGGCACCCTCCGCTCGTAAGAGCGGGTCAGGCACGACGCTTTCGAGCGTCCACTCCAGCGAGCTTCCTCCGTCGGAGGAAGACCTGCCGCTGGACCCGCAAGAACGATTCAAGCGGTTGATGGGCAGCCTCAGCTGACCTCACCGCGGGAGTGATCCGCTATGCCCTCAGGCGCAACTACCGCAACCGCGGCGAACTTCATCAAGCGGTACTACACGCCGCAGTTCACCGTCAACACCATCTCCAAGGTCGAGTCTCGCACGCTCAACCTCATCACCCACGACACCAAGGGAACCGGCGACGATTACAACTTCCTGAACCTCTACGGTGACAACCCGTCGGGTAGCCAGGACTTCGTCGAGGCCCAGGACCGCGGCCAGAACAGCATGAGCGGCGGCGCTCAGTTCAAGGTCACGTGGGTCAACGACTTCCAGGTGCCTTCCGTCGGGAAGGACATCATCGCGAAGACGAAGAACAAGCAGGGTGGGTGGATCCCCCAGCTGAAGAACGAGATGGACTCGTCGCTGCGCTACTCGGCGCACCGGCGGTCGGTCGCGCTCTTCACCACGGGCTTCGGCGAGCTGGCCTCGGTGACGAACACCATCACCGGCGCTTTCGTCATCACCCTCGGCAACCCCCGTACCGGGGCCGTGGACCGCTCGGTGGTCTATCGCTTCGTGAAGGGAATGAAGCTGGTGTTCTCGGCCAGCATCTCGGCCAACGCGCTCCGGGCCGGTCAGTCCGCCGTGATCACGAAGGTCGACTATTCGGCCGGGACGATCACGCTGGACACCGCGCTCAACGCCATCACCGGCCTGGCCCAAAACGACATCATCTTCACCAAGGGTGATCGTCAGGACTCGGGCTCCCCGGCCCGCCTCCGCCCCGCCGGCCTCCCGGCCTGGATCCCGACCACGGCCCCCTCGGGCGGTGAGTCGTTCTTCGGGCAGGACCGCACCACGAACAGCTTTCTCTACGGCTGGATCGTGGACTGCACCAGCACGGGCGTCTCGCTCATGCAGGGGCTCGTCACCGCGGCGAACTACGTCTCCACCGTGGGGCATGCCACGCGGCTGGTGGCGGTCCTCAGCGTGGCGAAGTTCATCGAGCTCTCGGCCGCGCTGGACAACAAGCAGTACACCCTGATCACCGGGCGCGGTGGCGTGGGCTACAAGACGATCGTTATCTACGCCGACGGCGTGGAGCTGCCGGTCATCTCCGACCAGTATTGCCCCGACAGCGAGGGATACGTCATCGACCCGGGGGCCATCCACCATCCCTCGATCGGCGACGCGCCCCACATCGACGACGACGACGGGAACACCGTCCTTCGTCAGTCCAGCGCCTCGGGCATCGAGGTGCGTTACGAGGCGTTCGAGTGCTTCTCGAACGAGAACCCCGCCGCCACCGCGGTCCTGAAGTTCGCGTGATTCACCTGGGTTGAGCCGGGGGCTTAACGGTCCCCGGCTCTCCCGAAAAGGACAACGAAAATGGGCGAATTGATGAAGTCGAGGATGCCGGGAACGATCCAGCCAAACTGGATCCCTCTGTCGGGCACGATCGAGATTGGCGCCTCCGGGGCAATCACCACGCAGAGCGGAGTCGCCAAGTGCGGCGTGACGTTCACCAAGAACGCCACCGCCGGCAGGTACGACGGGGTCATTCACCGCGGCTACAAGCGGTGCTTCGGGGCCTGGGCCACCGTCAACTCCACCACGGCGGGCAACGTCATGGTGGCCACCGACGGCAACACGGCCTACGTCAACGGCCTGGCTGCCGCGAACATGAACGGCACCACGCCGCTCTCCACCTTCACGATCCAGTGTCAGCTGCCAACGGGCGTGGCCACCGCCACCAACCCGAAGTCGGGGGACTTCATCAGCTGGATCATGCTGGTGAGTGACAGCCTGTGAGCGCGGACAGCAAGAAGCTTGCGGCGATCGTGGTGGGGGGCCTTCCCCCGCCCGATCGCCTCAAGAAGGGCGCTCCGATGGACAACACCGACGGCGACGAGGATACCGAATCCTCGGACGACAAGGCCGGCGAGATGGCCATGGACGACTTCCGCCAGGCGTTCAAGGACGGCGATAGCGCCGCCATGTTCGAGGCGCTCAAGACGGCTTACTCGCACTGCTGAGGCCCCGCCCATGGCGGTGACGACGCAGAACCTGATCGATGCGGCGTCGGACCTGTCCGACCTTCAGAGCGATCCGCACGTCTCCACCGCCACCTGGACCCGCTGGGCGAACCGGGGGCAGGAGAAGCTGTGGCGCAAGCTGCTCCCGGTCCTCCAAGACTTCTACTTCGGTAGCTCGGACTTCACGATCGCCGGGGGAACCGCGGGTAACACCATGGCCATCCCGGCCGGCGTGCGGATCATCCGTGGCCTGACCAAGGACCCCGACAATCCCGCGCTTCGGATGACCATCCGTCAGCGCAACTTCGACGAGCGCGACGAGCAATACATGCGCTCGTTCGATGTCCTGGGCCTGAACGTCAACGTCCAGCCGTTCGAGTACGCCGCCGGGGTCTATCGGCTGTACACCGTGAGCGGCCCCACGCCGCTGGTCGGGCTCAGCGATCCGGTTGACGCCCAGCTGGAGCCCTACGTCGAATACGTCGAGACGTACATGGCGATCAAGGGACTGGCCAAGGAGGAGTCCAACACGGCCGACCTCATGCAGGAGCTCGTCGACATCTGGACGGAGATCGAAGCGATCGCCCACATCCGCAACGCCGCCGTGGGGGAGACGATCGTCGACGTGGACCGCACCGGTGGAGGCTGGAACTATCTGGTGAGGCCATGAGGCCGGGCCTGCTCAAGCTCGGCTATTCGGACGACGCCGAGGAGAACCAGTTTCGCCGCAACCTGAGTGCCGCGGTCGATACGCTCTCGGGTGACCACGACGTGATCTCGTCCCCGGTGGTCACCCTGGTGGCAACGGGCGCCATCCAGACCGGGGTCTCGGCGGTCATCTTCACCGGGATCACGGGCCAGAAGCTCACGCTTCCCGCCGCGAAGTCCCAAGGACAGGGCGTCTCGAGCATGATCGCCTTCTCCAACTTCTCGACCTCGGCCGTGACGCTTCTCCCGAGCGGGACCGACACGATCAACGGGGCCAAGTCCCTGTCCGTTGCAACCGGGGTCCTGGCCCTCCTGGTGAGCGACGGCAACGCCCGCTGGCTGGCGAACGTATGAGCCGCGGTCTCCCTGTCCGAAAGATCCCCGTCTTCGTCGGGGGAGGCGTCGACACCAAGGTCGACCCGAAGCTCATGCCCTCGGGCGAGCTGGTCGAGGTCGAGAACATGTACTACCTCCGCACGGGGGAGTTGAGGCTGCGCAACGGCTTCGCCAAGCAGACCGGAACCCTGACGAGCGGTGACAACCTGTTCCCCAATAGCCTGGGCGGGCTGATGACGACGTCCCCGGTGGCGAGCGCCCAAGCCAGTCCGAGCGTCTACGATCCAACGCTCCAGGTCTGGGATTCGGCATTTGTCCAGGCCACGCCCGCGGTCTATCCGCAATTCACGGCAAAGCTCACGTCCCTGTCGCAAAGCATCGCCGGCAACCTCGACAGCGTCGATCCAACCATTGCGACGGCTGGGAATTACGAGATTGACGGCTCGGTCCAGGGTGTCCCTTCGACCTATATCCGCAACTGGGCGACCGGCGCGATGGTTACGACGACGAACGGCGTAGGCACTCGGCCCCCGGTCATGGCGGCCGTTGGGGTGTTCTTGGTGGGGGGCACAATCGGCACCGCCGCCCCCGCCACTCTCAGTCTCTTCATATTCAACACCACCACGGGGGTCGTGACCGGCTTCTCGCCCGTGGTTGCGGGGATATTGGGCGCGGGCCCCTGGTTCGACATCATCCCCGTACCTGGATCCACCACGAACGTCGCGATTGCCTGGCGGGCGAACGCGGGCGGGGTGTCGTGCGCGATCGTGAACGTATCGACGCTGGCCGTGGTGACTGGTCCGGTCAACACCGCCGGAGCGGATGCCTCCATGTGTCTCGGCTGGATGGATGACACGCTCTCGACGGGGAATCTGTACCTGGCCACCGCCGGTGCTGGCCCTGGCGTCGTCGTTCGGACCATGTCGATCGGCGCGCTGGCCGTGACTGCCACGAACGTGATCGATGCCGGCGCCGTGGCCAACGTTCGCAACATCACCGGGCACATCGTCGCCAGTGCCACCGACTACGCCGTGCTTTGGGATCTCTCCAACGCAACCACGCAGTACGACAAGGTTCGTTTTGGTAGATGGACGGGAGCCGCGACGCTGACCACGCTCGCGCAGAGCTTCAGCCTCTACAGCCGCACCTTCAAAGCCACCGACGGGCGCTATTACTTCGTGGGGGCCTACGATTCTACGCTTCAGGGGGCTTACGTGGTCGTCGCGGCTTACCTCGTGGCGAACGTCCGCGCGCCTTCCGTGGTGTGTGTGATCGCCGCGGGCGAGGGAGGGGGACGGAGGGTCAATGTCTCGTCGCTGACGAACGTCTACGCCACGGGCTCCGACTTCATCTGCGCGATCTCCCGACGAACCAAGCTCACAACTGCAAGCGGCGTGGGGGCAAATCAGCTGCGCACCATCCAGAGATGCGCGCTCAAGTGGCAGGTTCGGAACTTCATGCGACCCCGCGAGCTCGGGGGAACCGTCTTCATCCCCGCCGGCTCGCTCATGAAGTACGACGGGGTCTATGCCTCCATGGCCACGTTCCCGTTCTACATCGAGAACGTGGCACTCGCGAGCGCCGCCACGGGAGGGATGACCCCATCGGGGACGTACTCCTATCGGATGGTCATCCGGCGAACGGACTCTGGGGGCAGGGTCTCCCGCTCTGCCGCCAGCGTGCCGGTCTCCATCACCCTCGGGGCTGGCGATGCACAGGTGACGGTGACGTTTCAGACGCCGCGGGTCTGCCTGGACATGGTGGGGATCGAAAGCCTGGCGTGCGAGGTATATCGGGCCGGGCCCGCAGCCTCGGGGGACACCAATTACAACAAGGTGGGCGAGGCCGCACCGGATCAGGTTTCGGGCGGGGATACCACCAACTTCCTCGACACCATGTCGGACGCCAACTCCGAGCTTGGGGAGCTGCTGTACTCCACCGGGAACGTCCTCGAGAACTTCACCGCCCCGAGTTGCAACCTGCTGGAGGTCTGCAATAGGCGGGTGTGGGTGGTCAACGCCGAGAACCCGACCGAGCTCTGGCCCTCGGGCGAGTACAAGACTCGACTGGGGGTGAAGTTCAACCAAGGGCTGGCGTTCTCGATCACGGGCGACGGGTACGGGGACATCACGGCCCTCGCCCAGATGGACGGGCGGCTCATCGTCTTCAAGGCGGGGGCGATCTATGTCGTGACGGGGGACGGGCCGAACGATCTCGGGCAAGGCTCGTTCAACAACCCGCAGCTGGTCTCCAACTCCATCGGGACCGTCGAGCCCGGGTCCGTCGTGGCGACGCCCGACGGGATCATGTTCCATGCCGCCGCGCGCAGGGGGATCTACCTGCTGGATCGCGGCCTCGGACTGCAGCCCATCGGGCAACCCGTCAGGTTCTACACGTCGTCGCTCCCCATCGTGGACGCCTCGCTCGTCGAGTCCTATCCGCAAGTGCGCTTTGTCCAGGCAAACGGGCGCTGCGTTGTGTGGGATTTCCACGTCAAGAAATGGACCACGTTTCTGCTGCGGGTGGACACCAACGGGGTCGCCTCGACGATCGTTGCCTGCGCGACTATCCCGGGCGATGCCTGGTATTACCTGCTCGCCGACGGCTCGCTGATGAAGGAGACGGTGAGCGTCTTCTCGGACGTGAACGTCACGACCCTGGCAATTGTTCCCAGGGTGGGACTGCCTGCCCTCGACCTCGCCGGGATCAACGGCTTCCAGCGGATCAAGGGGATCGAAATCCTCGGGACCTACATCGGCGACCACACCCTGGCCGCGGACTTCGAGTACGACTACAGCGGGAGCGTCACCGAGACTCGCACTATCCCCGTCACCTCGGGCAACTTCCAATTCGAGGTCAAGGTCGCGCAGCAGAAGTGCACCGCGATCAAGGTCACGCTCCGGACCTCGGTTCTCGCCGCGGGCTCGGGGGCGTTCGCGCTGACCGGGGTCATGGTCCTGGCGGCCATGAAGCAGGGGACCAACATCCCCTACACCAAGCGGATGACCTGATCGGCGTGACGTAGGCATGGCCCTCCAGAACATCGCCCCCACGCCCAAGCAGGCGGCGACCATTTCTGGCACCACGCTCGACACGTCAGGGGAGCAGATCGACCCATCGACGGGCCAGCAGCTTGGGAATGTGGTCCTGACCACCCAGGATCCGTTTCAACAGGCGGGATGGAACGGGCTTTCGGCGGCCGATGCAAAGCTCAAGGCGGCGGGGATCACCTCGGACGGCCGCGGGGGTTACATCGACTCGCAGGGGAACCCGGTATCCCCCGACCAAGTCAACAACATCGTTTCTGTTGGGGGAAACGGAAACCCCGTCACGGACACCATCAGCGACACCTCGAAGGACGTCCTGACGCCCGTCGTCAACACAGCTGCCCCGGCGATCAAGGCGGTGGATCCAAACCTGCCCAACTCGACCGGCCTACCGGGAAGCCCGAGCATGGGCGGGGGCTCAGTGGGCAACCTCGACCTGACCAGCCTCAACGCCCAGATCGCCGCCGCCGCAGCCCTCCGGGACCAGAACAACCAAGCCAGCCTGAACTATCAGCCCGGCACGGCCCCGACCGTCACCGCAGCACAGGCCCAGGCCGCCCTGGCTGCCCAAGGCGCCCCGATCCAGGCCGGGACCTATGCCGGGGCCCAACTCGGCCCCGTCGCCGCAGCGCAGGCCGCCCAGGTGGCTCCCGCGGTGCAAGCATTGGGGCAGGCGCCACTGTCGGCCCAACAGATTCAGGCCGCCCAGGCCGGGCGCACCCAGATCGGCCCGACGACCCTCTCGGACGCCGCCCAGCTCAACCTGGCCAACGCCGACCAGACCAGGGCCCAGCAGCAGGGGTTGGTCAGCAGCCTCCAGGGGACGATCGCCGGCACGAACCCGAGCGTCGCGGCCATCATGCTGCGCCAGGAGACCGAGCGGAACATCGCCAACCAGTACGCCCTGGCCCAAGGGGCATCCGGCATGAACACGGGCCTCGCCGAACGGCAGGCCATGATCAACGCCGCCGACGCGAACCAGCAATCGATCGGGCAGAAGGCCCTGTTGCGGGCTCAGGAGATCTCTCAGGCCCAAGGTCTGCTCGGCCAGAACCTCGGGACCATCGGGGGACAGGACATCGGCATTGCCTCGACGCAAGCCGGCTACCGCCAGCAGACGGGCCTCGCGAACCAGGCCGCACAGAACACCTCGACGGTGACCCAGGCCCAGCTGGACGCCGCCCAGCAGGCATTGAACGTCGGGGCGCAGAACACCATCGCCCAGGCGAACCAGGGCGCGAACCTCCAGGCCGGGACCACCAACGCCACCCTTGCGCAACAGATCGCCCTGGCGAACGCCGCCGCCCAGAACACCCAGGCCGCCCAGCAAGCGAGCCTCGCACAGGGGGCGAACCTCCAGAACGCCACCGAGGCGAACGCCGCCAACCTGGCCCAAGGCCAGTTGACGAATCAGGCTGGCATCTCCAACGCGGGGAACGTCACCGGGGCCAACACCGCATCGGCCCAGCTGGCGAATCAGGTCAATCTGGCCAATGCCGCGGCGCAAACGGGCGTCAGCCAGACGAACACCGCCGCCACGAATCAGGTGGGGCTGGCGAACCAGGGCGCGGCCATGACGCAGGAACAGATCGACAAGACGGCCCAGCAAAATCTAGCCCAGAACGCTCTTCAGGGCGCGGCCACCTCGACCACGGGCGCCGCAGCAGCGACCAACGCACAGACCGAGCTGGCGAAGGCCCAGGCCATCAAGGACGCGGCGGTCATCGGCGGCGTCAGTGCGGGCGTCGCCAAACTGCTCTAACTCGCTGCGCAAACGTCCAGTATTGCGGACGGTTCGCGTCAGTCGCACGCTTTGGCTCATGCGATGGATCATCCTGGCGGCGGTTCTCGTGGGATGCGCGGCGCAACAGCGACGGCAGGAACATGCCGAGTGGGACGCCTGGTACTGGCAGGCCTGCGGAGCCCCCAAGACGCAAGGCGAGTACGATTGGTGTCACGACACGAAGCTTCGCCACGACTGGCAGCAGGACATCGCCGCGAGTGAACGCCGGACGGACAATCAGCGCGACATCGACCAGATGAACCAGCGCAACCGCGAACTCCAGGCCGCGCTGGCGAAGTAGTTAGCGCCCGGCCTGCTGGGCGATGTTCATGGCGATCTCGACGGGGACGCCGTCTTGTTGAGCCTGGGCCTGTAGCTGCATCCTCGAGGCTCCGAGGCGGGACGCCTGGATCAGCTTGGCCACGGCGGCGGGGTTAGCCGTGGGCGCCACGTTCTGGACTGCCTGGGCTGCGCGGATGGGCAGGGACGACGCGGCTTCGCGGGCGTTCTTGGCCACGTCGGCCCCGGCATGCACCATGGTTTTCACGGGCGCCTTGATAAACTGCTCGGTGAACGACGGAGCGAACGTGGCTTTGACGGCCTTCGCCTTGACGATCGGCTCCATGGTCTTGAGCACGCCGAACTTCTGGTTTGCCTCTCGAGCGGTCGCCACCGCATCGGCTTCCTCGGATCCGAGCTGGGCCACGGCGTCGAGGTTCTTGTTGAGCACGTCTCGGAGTGCCCCCGCTGTGCGCCGCTTGACGATCGCGGCCGTCTTGGGATTGGAGTAGTTCCCGCCGTAAGCGCCCTCGTCGATCGCGCTGATCTCGTCCTGAAGCGCCTTCACGCTCACCTTCCCGGTTCCGCCGTATCGCTCCAGCAGACTGCCCCGAAGCGTCGCCACGTCCTCGGCAAAGGGGCGAGTGCCCGCACGCTGGCCAAAGTCCGCCTGTAGGTCATCGAGGCGACGCGCTACCGCGCCCATGTCGGCGTCCCCGCCGGCCTTGCTGATCGTGTCGTACGCGGCGCTCCTGACTGCTCCAACTTGGGTCTGCGCGGCCTTGAGCGCAGCCCGCGGATCGGACGCCTTGCTGATCCCAAACTCGCGGTCCACCTTGCCGATCGCCTCGGGCCCCAGGTTCTCGAGCTTCGCCTTTCCGACGCTTCCCGTGTTCTTGCCGAGGTCTTTGTACAGCCCCCGCTCCGCGCGCGCCGCCTTGGCCTCGGCGACCTTCTCGACCAACGGCCCCGCCACCTTCCCCGCGACGCTCCCCACCATGCCGCCGACGGGGATACCAGCCACCGAACCGAAGGCGCGCGCGCCAGGCGCTGCCGCGGCATCCTCTGGCGACTCGGCCGCCGGTCCCCCCATCGCCTGGACGGCGGTGTTCGCGAACGGGATGTTCGAATTCACCCCCCGCATCCCCTCCCTAAGGGCCGCCGCGCGCTTCTCTGGCGTCCCGAGGGTGTCGACCGGATGGAACATCGACCGCGCCGCGAAATCGTTGGCGGCCAGGGCCCCTTTGCCTAGGTCCACGAAGGGCCGGGCTACGTCGCGAAGTCCGGCCTTTGCCGATTCCCACAGCGACGGCTCGGGGATGGCGGGGGCGAGTGGCGCGGTTCTGGGGGCGACTGGCGCCGCGGCAGGGGCCGCGGGCGCTCCCCCCGCCTTCGCCAGGATGGCGTCGAGATCGGGCCCTGCCGGCGCTTCGGGCGCGGCCTTCCTGGGGGCGGGGCTCCCGCCGGCCTTGGCCAGGATCTCGTCGAGGTCCATCAGAGGGTGATGTCGTCGAGGGGGTTACCGCCGTTGTCGGCGGGCGCGGCCGTCTTCTTCTGGGGCCGCGTCACCTTGAGCAGATACGCCCGCTCCGCGGGGGAGAGGCGCGCGGACGCCTTCGGGTCGGCCAGCACCGCCTTGGCCTGCTCAATGCGCGGATCGGGGCCCTCTGCGGCCTTCTGGCGCTTTAGGCCGACGCCCGCCGGATCCTGAATCGCGCGCTGTTCTTTCACGAGCCCCGGGAGCGCCTTCTCCCGCCGGCGGACCTCGGCCTCGGACAGGCCGGGGACGTAGGGGGAATACCGATCGCGGTACTGCTCGAGCGTCTCGATGTTCTTGCCCTGCTGCATTTCGGTGAGGTGGGTGATCACTTGCTCGGCTGCCGTGATCTTCTTCTGCTGGTCCTCCGGGATGCCGTCGTACCTGCCTCGGGCCGCGGCCCCCGTCATCCGCGCAGCTCGAGCGGCGAGGTTCCCGAACACGCCGCCCTCGGCCGAGTGGTGCGCGGCCTTCGACGTCTCTTCGTTCGTCTGGAGCTTCTGGATCGAGTCCATCGAGACGCCGCCGGGAGTGATGTCCTTGGCGGCCTTCTCGGCCTCGGCCAGGTTCCCAAGGACGGCATTTTGCCGCACGCTACCGATCCCGCCACCGCCGGGCTTGTTGCCAGCCTCGACGTCCTTGATGACGGGGAGGTAATCCTTCGGCTTGATGTGCAGCTGTTCGGCGCGCCGCTGGATCGCCGCGGGATCGGCCCCGTCCTGCTTCATCTGCGCCAGCTCGGAGATCGCCCCGCCACCGCCGCCTGTTCCCTTCGGCTTGCCTTCCTTCAACTCCTTCGGGGTCAGGTCGCGAACCGTGATCCGGTCAGCCTGGTCCAGCTTCGCCGTGGCCTCGGCCTCGGCCTTGTCGAGCGTCTGGGTGTTCTTGTTCGCGTCGATCCTGGCCTGGGGGATGCCCAGCTTCGCGGATTCGGCTTTCCACCGCGCGTTGAAGGCTTGGATCTGACCCAGGTCTTTCGCTTGGAGGTCCGACATCGCCTCCCGGGCCTGTTCGTGGGTGAGCTCGCCCGCCTTCTCGGCTGCCGTGATCTTCGCCTGCTGACGCCCCAGGGCCTCCTTGCGCGCGTCCTCGAAGATGCGGGCCGCGGCGTTGTCGGTGTGGGTCATCGCCGCGCTATACTGGCCCAGGCCGATGGCGAGAGCTGAAAGCAACTTGTGCCCGAAGCTCTCCCCCGCGTTGGGGTCCTTCAGCCCATCCTCGCGGGCCTGGGCGACGATCTGCGCGTCCTTGGCCTTCCGGGCGTCCCAAGCGGCCTTCTCCTTGGCTGCGGCCTCCTGCTGCTGTGCCAGAAGCTTCTGGTACTCATCGGCTTGGGTGGCCTCGTTTGTGGCCTTGGCGGCGTTTACCTCCCCTTGTTGCCCAGCGGTCTCCCGGAGACCGGCTACGGCATTTGCGCGGTCCTGGCGCGCGGCCACCTCGCCGGGTGACTGAAGTTCCTGCTTGGTGATCACCTGGCGGGGGCCGGGAACCGGGGCCGGCCCGAGGGGAGTCGGAGTCATCGGCCCGACGGCGGGAATCTGGGGGATCGCCGCCGGCCCGGGAATGGGCGGGGGCTCGGGCTTCGCGCTGATGTTGATCGGCTCGTCGATCTTGATCATCGGCGGGCCCGGGGGGAGGCTTGGAGGGGCCACCGGGGCGTTGAGCTGCTGGCCGATGCTCCCGAGCCCAGGGGGCATCATTGGGGGGCCGTTGTCGTCCTCGACCCAGTCTCCCGAGGTGGGATCGATGTGCGCCATGCCTACGTCACGCCGATCTACTGGTCGATCCGCTGGGATGCTGTGGCTTCAGAGTCGGCCCCTTTGGCGTTCTTGTTGTTCGGCGGGGGGGCTTGCGGGGCTGCTGCAGCTGCCTGCTCGGCGTACATGGCTTGCACCGCCTTCCCGAGGGCGATGTTGGGGGCCTCCTGCTTCGTCAGGACCCGCAGCAGGGTCTCCTTTTGCCGCATGAGGTGGAACGACGGGGAGACCGACTTGGCCCGAGCCAGTTGGGTCTGAACCGAGGGGCCGAACAGGGCGTAAATCTTGGGGTAGAGGTCGCCCAGCGCCCCGACTTGATCTCGTGATACGGCGTACTCGTTCAGGTCGTCAAGAAGGCTCATCGGGTCGCAAGCGATGGCCCAGGTACGGGCAAATCGGGCGATGTCGGTTTCGGGGGGCCGGGTGTACTCCGGGCCGGCCAAGGACTGATGGACCCTCCTGGGAAGCTTCTGTTTCAGGTAGGCGACGATCCGCTGAACCTGGAGGTTGACGGCCAGGGCGAGGTCGCCAGACTCCCCAAAGGCGGCGATCTGGGCCTCGACATGGGCGGGTATGGTCTCGGCGTCCAGGAGGGCCGCGACCTCTTCGTAGTCGAAGTCTGGGAGCTCGGCAGTGGGCTCCGGCTCGTCCCGCTGGATGAACCGGTATATCTGGCGGTCGATGGTGGCGGGGATGCCCTGGGCCCGGTCCTGGTGGTAGCCGAAGACCCGGCGCAGCTCCTTGGCCACGAAGGGGCGGATACCCACCGCCGCCACGGCCAGCTCCACGGTTAGGGGGTCCGGGGGAGGGGCGATCGCCGTCATGCCTGGGTCACGCCGATCGCGGTGACAGGGTCATGGGCCGATCGCCAGTCCCGACAAACCCCCGGATCATCAACTCGCTCGGGGCCAACAACATGACGGGGACGGCCATCGTCCTGTCGAACGTCATCGACATGCTTTTCGTCGACCTGGCGGCCAGCGTCGAGTTGAAGATCACCGGCACCCCCACGGGGACGCTGTCTTTCGAAGGCTCGGACCAGTACGACCCCGTCAACAACTCGGGGGCCACCTTCGTCCCCCTCGCCGGCACCGCGCTCACGCCGGCCCTGACGAATCCAGCCGGTGCGGGCAGCACACAGCTCATGGCGCTCACGGCCCAGGCGCTCGGGTGCCGGTACGTGCGCCTCCGCTACGTCAACACGAGCTCCACGGGCGTCCTGGACGCCTGGTTCCACGGAAGGGGGCAGACCTAGATGGACTTCATTGGCTCTCAAGGTAAGTTCGGGATGCGCTGGAACAACGGCGGTCTCGAGGTCACGTCCAACGGCGGATCAACCTGGGGCTCGGCTGGCGCCGGTGGCTTCGGCTCTGACACCCTGGTCCAGCTCCCCAACTCCGTCGCCACCCTCGTGACAGCCCTGGAGGTGATCACGACCCTCCCCACGAACACGGCGGGGGCCGAGGTCAGCCAGTGGGACGTCAAGCTCTTGAACGGCGGCGCCCAAGGCACGGCGGCCACGTTCAAGCCCGCGGCATTCCTCGTGCCCACCGGGGCCAGCGCGAACCCGGGACTGTCGTTCATCTCGTTCCCCACCGCTGGCCTTGTTCCCGGCGTGGGCATCGGGACGCTGGGCGCGATCAACGTCGTGGCCAACGCGACACCGATCCTGCAGGTCGATTACCAGTTCGGACTGATGACGATCGGGTCGGGGTATTTCTATTACCTCGGGACCGATCACCTTCGCGGGATGGGCTATGCCGCGGCGGACGCCAGCGCGGGCGCGATGAACCTCTGCCTGTTCAGCAACAAGGACGTTCAGATCGGCCAGGACAATGCTCTCAACACCACCGCAACGTTCGGGTTTCTCGACATGCCGGCCTGCGCTGGCGCACCAACGGGCGTTCCGGACAGCGTTCGCACGGGCAAGATCGCTTTCGTTGTGGATTCTACTAACTTCAAGTTGTACGGGCGTTTCGGAGCCTCCTGGAAGAGCGTCACCCTCGCTTGATCCCGTGTCCATCCTCATTCACGGCGGTGAGCGCGTCGTCGGGGTAGGCGACTCAATCACCGCCAATGGCCTCTGGGAAGTCTCCACCGGCCTCGTCGACCAGATCAACACGCAGATCATCATCCCCGCTCGTCCCTACGGCGGGGTGATCTCCGGCGTCCAAGGGACGCTGAAGGCCGGAGCCTTCGCGGCTACCGTTCGCAACGTCGTTGTACAAAACCCGGTCATCTACACGAACAGCGGGGTGGCCGGGAATCAGACGAGCGATATTGCCGCGAACGTGGCCACGAGGATCACGAACTACAACCCGAACGTGATCATCCTGCTCATTGGCATCAACGACGTGATCAACTCCGTTCCTCTCGGGACGAGCACTACGAACTACACATCGATCCTCACCCAGATTCGGGCCTGGTCCTCGACGGTTCAGATCGGGATCGTCTCGCTGCTGACCTACGGAAGCGAGCAGTGGTCGTCAGGTCCCCCGCTGGCGTGGGCGGTCAACGCCATCAACACGGCAATCGCCGCTTTCAACACCATGGAGCAGGGACTCGCCGTCACGTACAACGCAACCTATCTGAACCTCCGCGATCCGCTGCTCGTCTGGGAGTCTCAGAACAACACCCCGGAGCCTGGGTCAGTCAACGGCCCGTATGCGGGCGGTGGACCACACCCCACGGTCCCAACGAGTGAGGTGCTTACCGCAACGTGGGCCCTCCCGTACTTCAACGTCGTACCCCTGTAGGAGTTCCCATGAACGCACAAGAGAAGCTCTCCGACCTCGACCGCGTCTCCATGATGCTGCTCAACGTGCAGGGTGAGAACGCCACGCTTCGCCAGAAGGTCGCCGACCTCGAATCTCGATTGTTCTCGGCCCAGCTCCAGGCCCGATATGGGAACCCGGGGGAGCAGATCCGCGTAGAAGTCGACGGGACGATCCTCCGTCTCCCGCCGGAGCTCGGGAAGCCTCTGGCGTCAGTGCCCGAGGAGGCTTCGGGGCCGTGACCTGGCATCACGTCGCAGCGCTCATGCTCGCCGTTGGGCTCGTGCTCGGCGTGGTTTTCCTGATCTTGAAATACCCGCATTCAGGCGATCAGGTGGCAACGTTGGTCCTCTCCAACACCCTGGCCTTCGCGACGGGGATTGCAGCGGGGGCATTCGGCAACGCGGGGACGGGGCTCCGAGCGAAGCAACGGCCCAGCGACAACGAGCACGGCGACCGAGGGGGAGATGCGAGATGAGCCCGCTGGCGGCGGCGGCGATGGACCACATCGAGATGACCTCGAGGTCGAGCTCCAAGGCTGGGACGAGTGCGCCATCGCCTTCGGAGTGGCCGAGAAGACTTTCCGAGCTGGTGCTGAACGAATGCGGCTTGCTGACACGGCACTTGAACGCGATCGAATCCGTGCCGAGG